GGCGTCTCGGGCAGGGTCGCACCCAGCCTGCGCAGGTCATCCACCACGGGCGCAACACAGGCGGGAAGGCTGCTCTTACCATCCACGACCACGGGGATGTAGCCATGCAGTTCGGGCTCGAGCACATCATAGAGCCGCTTCACCGTCGTGACCGAAGCGAGGTTGGAATTGAGACGCTTCTGAACACTCTCGCGCAGGTCGCTCTGCTCGAAGTAGGCGTTGACGTAGTCCTTCTCTTTCAGGGCGTGGTAGACCTCGTGGTAGAGCGAACCTTCGACCAGCAGGTTCTCCATGTTCTCGTCCATCTGCACGGTCAGTTCCTTGGTCAGACCGTAGACGATGTTGTAGTATTCGTGCCCATATCCTGCGTGGTATTGATACAGCTGCACATACTTGTTGCCCCGCTTCACCTCCAAGCGCGTGGTGTTCAGGTATTTCTTCAGGGTCTTGTCCGCATACAACGCCTGCACCTCTTTCGGCGCGTGTTTGATGACGATGCTCTGGACCACCTCGTGGATTTTCGCAGCGTAGTTGATCACGGGCAGGCCCTTCATGATGCTGTGCAGAATCGACTCCCGCATCTCGTTGGTCAGTCTGGTCATTTGTCGTTCTCCTCGGTTGTTAGGGTTATCCCTAATGCTTCTTGACGTTGCGCCTCGGTGAAGGCGTCGGGGTAGAACACCGCCAGATATCTGGCGATGTCCTCTGGTTTGTGCTGGGGCAGGTCGGTCCCCCAGATGGAACTAAGACCAAGCCGCTCCATCTCCTCCACGATCATGCCCTTACCGTCGCAACTCTCGTGGTCCATCCTCCCCTTGGCGTGGTCCAGCACCGCAGAGATAGGGAAGTAAGACACGTATTCGTCGTCGTCCTCATACTGACAGATAAGCACGTTGGTTTTCTGCACGATCCACAGGTCGGCGAGTTCAGTCCCACCAGCGAAGATGGTGCTGTCAGCCACATCGGAGTCGATGCCCTCGTTCTGCACGTCCATCCAGCGGTGCTTCATATCAGAACCCAAGCGACGGCAGGTTCTTGATGGCCTCGTCGATGGCCCGCTTGGTCTCACGCCGCAGGTGCGAGTCCTCCTTCACGGAGTCCACGGTCACACCACGGAACGTCATCGCCAGCTTGCGCTGCATCAGCTGCATCGTCGGGTCGCCCGTCAGGTTGCAGGTATCCATCAGGTCCACCACCTCGAGCGCACGGTCGAACACCGACTGATAAATCTTCGGCGTGACCTCCTCGCCCTTGGCGTTAGTCGTCGTGTCAGACAGCTGCCGAGACAGCACGGTGAGAGTGTCGAACAGGCGCTGCCAGATGTCCTTCATGGCCCCTTCAAGCTGGCCCTTGTAGTGCGTGGCATACTGCTCTTTCAGCTGCGTCTGCGCCTCGTTTGCGATGTCCAACCGCCAGTCACCTGCGTCGGGCACGGGCAGGTAGTTGACCTTGAAGCTGAACTTGCTACGCAGGTCGTCCTTGTTAGGGTATTCCCTAACGTCGAACAGGTCGCCCAGCTTGGCCTGTGAGCGCGTGATCTCCCAGTCATACGCCTGCATGAACGCATCCACCATGCGGTTGAACTCGGCCTCGAGAGCGGTGAACGTCTGCTGATAGCTGAAGAACCGCGTCGTCGGCAGCAGCCTCGGACCCATGTCCGACCACGGCAGGGTGGAATTGTAGTGCATGTTCCGCACGTTCGATGCGAACTTCTGAAGCGCGTCCAATTCGGCACAGTCGCCCAGCAGGCTCTTGTTCACGCGCGCCACACCCTTAGCTGCGTTGTTGGCCGTGGTGACTTCCTCGGAGGCGCGCTTGTCCAGCTTCTTGCCGGTCCACACGCTCATGCTGAGTTCCACCAGCACGGAGGAGGAAGAGATCGACGGCACCGACTGTGCCGTGAAGTCCATGACGTATTGCATTTGTTTGTCTCCGGTTTGTTAGGGCATTGCCTAACGTGGTTGATTGGTTTGGTTTGTTCTTCGGACCTGATTTACTCATTACTTGTTACACTATACACCATCTGTCATTAAATGTCAAATGGTGTCACCAATTATTTTTTTCTGTTAGGGGATTCCCTAACGCACCGTCTTGTTGTTCAGGCCGACCAGATCAGCCTTCTTCGTTACCACCGTGTAGTGCCCCTTATGATAGGGCACGATACAATGTTTCGTTGCCCTCGCGTTCTTCTCGCCGCAGGCACGGCAGGTCCGATACCCCAAGGCCCAACGCTTGGAGTGAACCCACTCATCGCATTCTTCGCAGGAATAGGTCATTTGCTCACCTCCTTGGCTCGCAGCTTTGCTTCGAGCGCGTCGGCGTCACCCTCGTCGATGCGGATGTTCTCTTTCTGGCCGAAGTAGAACACGGCACCGTTGCCATTCACTCGGGCGGTGCGTGTGCTGACCTTGAGCCAGTCGGTGGAGGCGTTAGGTGCGAGACGGAACCGTGTTCCGATAGGCACGGCGGAGAAGGTGGTTAAGACGCGGTAGGCCATGGTTGATGCTCCTTTGGTTTCTTTCTGTTGTGGGGTTAGGGTCTCACCCTAAAACGATTAGAACTGCCGACGCTCCGCAGGCGTAGCCGAACAAGGCAGCGAGGATCAGGATCGGCATCACTCGTCCTCCACCAAGATGTCCACGTCGACGCACATGCACGGCAGCACACCGTAATCGGAGGCATCGTGCCAGCGGGTGAAATACGGATGATCCTTGACCTTGCCGATATGCACGGGCTTGCCGTGGCCGATATCGAAAAGGATTTCCCGGTGCAGTTGCTCGTAGGAGAGGATGTCGTCGACATCCAAGGAGGTGAGATCGCCATAGAGCATGGGGACGAGGAAGTGGGTCGGGACGGAAAGGGTGATGATCGTCATTGGATTAGTTTCCTCAGTTATGGTGGAACTTGACGTAGGTTTTGACGGGGCGACCGGCACGTGTGGTGCGGATCGGGCGGAGGGGTTTGTATTGCGGCAGGTTGGCTTCTTCGACTTGGGTCTCCAGCACGGGTTCTGCGCGGGAACGCTTGAACGGCTTGAGAGCCATGCCATCCGATCCTGCAGCTTTGACGGCGGCGGCGCTTAGGGTGTTCCCTAAGGTAGCCTTGCTCGGATCGTCTGCACCGCGCAGCGCAGCGCGCAACTCGGCCTTGGTGCGGAATGCACTGGCGGGAATACGGATAAGGGTCGCGGGCCGCGAGGGTGGCAGGGCGTCGTCCACTTCGGGCACGTAGGATAGCTTTGGCATTGGATTGGTCCTTGTTAGGGCGGCTCCCTAAGAGGCAGCGCCGGTTCCGAACTCACACTTTTCACATTATGGTATATAGTAGCATATGCGGCGTGAAACGTCAAACAAGTGTAGGAAATATTTTTTACTGTTAGGGAATGGCAGGAAATGGCATTGTTCCTTTTGTTATATATATTGTTCTAAAAAAATAATAATAAAACAAAGTAATGTTCCGAATGTTCTAAATGTTCGAGGGGTAGGTATGTCCAGAGGGGTAAAAGTTTTTGGCGCGGTGCGGGAGGCGGGTTTTGCAATGTTCCGTGCCAACAGCCCCGCGAACTTTTTTCTGGGGCGACATACCTCGAAAAATCGGTAACATTACGAACATTGTAATGATTTCAATGACTTAACACAGAACATTATACCCCAAAATCGGTAACATTACGAACATTGCATATGTATTTTCGGCCAAAAATTAGCACTTGACAAGCACTCGCCTCGGATGCTATCACACTACGTGTGATAGCACTTTACGGCCCGCCCAGCGCGGGCTTTTTGTTTTTCGGCTGGTTAGGGTCAACCCTAAGCGAAAAATGTGCTTGACAATCGGCACCAAAAGCGGCTACCACGTAGTGGTAGCCGTCCAGCCCGCCGAACAGCGCGGGCTTTTTTGTTGCTCGATGCGGCCCAGAGAACTGGTCTCGGTCGTTTAGGGAACTTCCCTAACTCTGGACTCGATGCGCTCCGCCGAAACCGATGATGCTCGATGCAGCCCAGAGAACTGGTCTCGAAGCGTTAGGGTGAGACCCTAACGCGAGGCACAAAAAAAGGGGACGCTTGCGCGTCCCCTCGGTAGTCACTTCGAAGTCTTGATGAGCGTCATCTCCTTCGTCAGACGTTCGACCATCGGTGCCACTTCGAAGCTGAAGTCGCTTTCCTGCCGGAGAACGTTGATTGCCTTGGCCAGATGATCGAGCAGCCGGGTCGTCGCGTCACGCTTGCCACCGCCCGAGCCGCCTTCGTCCTTGCCCGCATCCTCGCGCCGCTTGAGCGCGTTCTTGTAGTCCTTCATCCGGCTGCCGACCTGCTGCTGGACATAGGTCCGACGCGCCGACTTCTCGGGCTTGAGCGCCGCGATTGCCGCTTTGGACTCAAGCTTGAGCAGAGCCTGATCCGCTGCCGTGAAGCCCGCGACGACTGCCGACTTCAACTCTGCGAACAACTCGGGCGAGGCGGTCGATCCGCTGTCCTTGGACTTCGGCGAGATGAAGTCGGTGGAGCGGATGTTGCTGGCGACCAGCAGGTCGATCAGCGCGTGGCGCATCTTGGCCGAGCGTTCGACGGCGGCAACGTCCTGCGCGATTGCATTGCGAACCGAAGCCGAGAGGATAGTATTTGCCATGGGGGTAGTCCTTTCCATTGGATTGAAACATCGGTGGCGTCATTGCCATTCCGATGAAGTCTTTATGCCATGTTTTGTTATGGCAATGTAAGATTTGAGCGCATTATCTTATAGGGAATTCCCTAAACTAGCAGGAAATGCGCTTTTCTGGCAATCCGCCGACCCCCACCGGAGGGGTATCCCCCTGAATGGCAGCACGCGTGTATGCTGTATAGTAATACTATCCCACACCAACAAATCCGTTTCCCGACAAAATCGGTAACAATACCCCCCCCCCTATTTTTTACCTGATCCTCCTCAGCCGTGCAGAGGCCACCCCCTCTTCTAAGAATGGTACCATCCAAACAAAAACGCGGTATATATTGTCATCAGAAACTACCAACTGGGCCAAAACCATGACCCTGCACATCAAGACGGAGGCCGACGTGCCCCTAAGCGACATCGAAATCGAAGCCACCGGCTTCATGCCCACCCTTGAGGCTGCTGCAAACACCGCGCGCCTCCTTGCCGACGCGGGCCTAGATATAGAAGTGAAGGACGAAGACGTGGACGCCGCCGCCGCTATCGCTCGGCAGGCTGCCAGAGACCCCACGCAGCTGCAGACACAGGGTGCCAAGCAGGCCCTGACCAAGAAAACACCGGCGGCACTGCTGCTCACAGAGCAGATTTTGAATGAATATGGCCACCAAGTGGTCAAAGAAGCCTCCCAGCTGCGGCATTTGGTGGTCAACAAGCTGGTGCAGGAGACGGAAAACGCTGATGCCCGCATCCGCGTGAAGGCTCTTGAGCTTCTCGGCAAGGTGTCGGACGTCGGGCTGTTCACCGAGAAGCAGGAGATCACCGTCACCCACCAGACCAGCGACGATCTGCGTGAGCGCCTGCGTCGAAAGCTCGAAAAGCTGCGAGATATCACCCCCGTGCAGGCCATCGAAGAGGCCGATGCGGTCTACGACGACGAAGAAGGAGAAGAGAATGAGTGAAATCATCGCCTTTCCCGGCACTTTGGAGCCCGCTGCGCTCGAACCTCGCATCTGGATCTGCCGGTGCGGATGTTCGTCGTTCAATCTGAGAGAGGACGGCTCCACGGTCTGCGCCCTCTGCAGTCTGGTGGACGACGCGCATGGCGGCTGGACCCGACTGGGGGAAGAACAGGAGTATACAGGAGACGTCGAGCCCATCTCCTGCGTGCAGGGGAACGGAGACGTAGAGTTTGCCCGTCGCGTCGTCACAAAACGGGCATACGAGCCGGACGCTGTCTCGATCATCGTGATCCGTGAGGGCGGGTCTATCCACGTCTGGACCGGTGCAGAGACGCGGGAGCAGGCAGAATGGGTCCAGCGGCGCATCACTGACGCCGTTGAGCTGGCAAAGTGGACTGAAAATGAGTGAAAACAGCCCCATCGGCTTCGACAAAGAGGAACTTGAGACGTTCCTGCGGAGCGTAGATGTCCTCGACGAGCATGAATTGCTCGAAATCGAGAAGATGCTCGAGGAGTTGGACCGGCGGGCCGCTCTTCAGGCTGCCAAGGACGACCTGATCGCCTTCTGCAAGCGTATGGACCCTAACTATATAGTGGGGCGGCACCACAGGCTGCTGGCAGACCAGCTTATGGCCATCGAGAGGGGTGAAAAGGACCGAATTTGCGTCAATATTCCCCCTCGGCACGGCAAATCGCAGCTTGTTTCCACCTACTACCCTGCGTGGTTCATCGGTCGGAATCCCGGGAAAAAGGTCATGCTGGTGTCCCACACCACTGATCTGGCTGTCGATTTTGGCCGAAAGGTGCGAAATCTGATCGACAGTGAGGCTTATGAAGAAATTTTCCCCCAAACAAAGCTGTCGACGGACTCGAAGTCTGCAGGCCGGTGGAACACCACTACATCTTGTGAGTTCTACGCCACGGGTGTGGGTTCGGCCCTCGCGGGCCGGGGCGCTGACTTGCTACTGGTCGACGACCCGCACTCCGAACAGGACGTGCTGAGCGGCAACTTCTCGGTATTCGAGAAAGCCTACGAGTGGTTCGCCTTCGGCGCGAGAACTCGTCTGATGCCCGGCGGGCGCGTGGCGATAGTGCACTGTATGACTGGCGACACCGGGGTGTTGATGTCCGACGGCACAGAAAAAGCCCTGCGCGATGTGCGCCCCGGGGACATGGTCGCCTCGTATAAGGACGGAGCGCTGGTTAGTAAGAAAATCCTCAACTGGGCGTCACAAGGCCTTGATTGTGTCTACGCAATCAATACGACTTGTGGTAAGACTGTCCGAGCAAACGAGAGACATCCGTTTCTCGTGGACAGAGGCGGGGAGCTAACATGGACCAAAGTCAGGGACCTGCGTCCGGGGGATTCACTTGTATCGTTGAGGCATGCACGCGCCCTTCTCGGTCCAAGACAAAACCCGGAAAATGCCAAGCGTGCCAATCCTCGGACTCATGGCATCGAAAGTATCCAGACGCACCGCGCAGAGGACCGAATCATTGGGGTAAGCTTCGTGGAAAACTCTGTTCTGCCGAAGGATGCGAAGCTCCGGCGAACTCTAAAGGCCTATGCATCAGCCACTATAACAAAGCTATGTGGGCTTCTGGGAAGAGGCATCGCAGCGCTGACGGAAATCGCGACGCCCATCTTAAACATCGGTACGGCATCACGCTCGCCGAATATCGCAGGATGTGGGATGCGCAGGACGGAAAGTGCGCCATTTGTGGTCGTCCGCCGGGGCCTGACAACACTCCTCCTAACTGGAAAGGAAAGCTGGCGGTCGACCATTGCCACGACACTTCGAGAGTTCGAGCGCTCCTTTGCAACCCGTGCAACCTCATCGTTGGGTATGGGGCCACGGAAGACCTCCTCCTGCGGGCTATTCAGTACCTCAGAGATCATCAGCATAACCCCTGATGGTGACGAGGAAGTCTTCGATATCCAAGTTGAAGGCACTGAAAACTTCATCGCCAACGGCGTCGTGAGTCACAATACAAGGTGGCACCAAGATGACCTGACCGGGCGGCTGGTGCGGGACATGACGAACAACGAGGACTCCGACCAGTACGAGGTGGTGGAGTTTCCGGCCATTCTGGACGTGGCCCAGAAAGATAAGGAAACCGGGCAAGAAATAATAATTCAAAAACCGCTCTGGCCCGAGTTCTTTGACTTGGCGGCGCTGCTGCGGACTAAGGCCTCGATGCCGGTCTTCCAGTGGAACGCGCAGTACCAGCAGAACCCGACGGGTGAAGAGGCTGCCATCATCAAGCGAGAGTGGTGGAGAATCTGGCCGGATGACGACCCGCCCCACTTGGAATACATCATCATGTCCCTCGACGCCGCTGCCGAGGCTAACAACCGGGCTGACTACACCTCACTGACGACGTGGGGCGTGTTCTATAATGAAGAAGAACACATGCACCAGATCATCCTGCTGAATGCCATCAAGCGGCGCATGGAGTTCCCGGAGCTCAAGGCGATGGCGATGGAGGAGTATAAGGAGTGGGAGCCGGACAGTTTCATCGTCGAGAAGAAGTCGTCGGGCACGCCGCTGTATCAGGAGATGAGACGTGCGGGTCTGATGGTGCAGGAGTACACGCCAGTCAGGGGCACGCAGAACAACCCCAATACAAAGATGGCACGTCTGAACTCCGTCTCTGACATCATAGCCTCCGGTCTGGTCTGGGTCCCGCCGAAACGGTGGGCGGAGGAGCTCGTGGAGGAGGTGGCTGCCTTCCCCTTCGGATCAAACGACGACCAAGTGGACACCACGATCATGGCGCTGATGCGGTTCAGACAGGGCGGCTTCATCCGCCTGCCGACGGACGAGCCTGACGAGCCTCTTTATTATCGCGGAAAAGTGGACTACTATTAACCTTAGAGCTGGCTCCTCCCGGCTCTGCATTACTACCTCCCTGTTGGACTAGGCCCGCCGTTATCCTTCCCGGCGGGCCTTTTCTTATTGTGTCGCTCAGTGCGGCCAGCTAAAAAGTGATTCGAGGGACGCACATAGACTGGCTGGGTCACGGGAGCGGGTTCTGTGTTGGTCGACGCTGATCTGACTGCGCCACGGCATTTCAACTGAAACCTAGCGTCCCTCACGAACTTCCTGCTATAGTGCGCGCATCCTTGCAGGAGATTCCACATGGCTATCGTCAAACCCATGACCCCCTTTGAGATGGGACCCGACTCGGAAGACCCCGAGATGGAAGTGGATGTGGCCATTGCAACTGACGCCGAGCCCAGCATCGAAGTGGACATGGAGACCGGCGAGGTCACGGTAAACTTTGGTGACAGCGAGGAAGAGGACGACGCCGAGGACGACGCCGAGCAGGGTGATAATCTGGTTGGCATGATCGACGAGGCGGAGCTTGAAGCGCTTGCTTCAGAGTTGATCTCTAACTTCCTCGCCGACCGGGACAGCCGGAAGGACTGGGCCACTGCCTATATCAAGGGTCTGGACCTGCTGGGCATGAAGATTGAGGACCGCTCCCAGCCTTGGGAGGGCGCGTCCGGTGTGTTCCACCCGATGCTGACGGAAGCCGTGGTGCGGTTCCAAGCACAGGCGATGAGCGAGTTGATGCCCGCCGAGGGGCCTGTACGCGCAAAGATCATGGGTAAAATCACGCCCGAGAAGGCCGAGCAGGCCTCGCGGGTGCAGAATGAGATGAACTACCAGATCACCGAGGAGATGGTAGAGTATCGCGACGAGATGGAGCAGATGCTGTTCCGGCTGCCGCTGGCAGGCTCGTCATTCAAGAAAGTCTACTATGATCCCGTCCTTGAGCGTCCGGCGTCTATCTTCGTACCGGCTGAGGACTTCGTCGTGTCTTACGGGGCCTCTAACCTGCAGGCCTGCCCGCGCTACACCCACGTGATGAAGAAGACCGACAACGAGGTCCGTCAGCTGCAGGTGGTTGGCTTCTATCAGGACGTCGAGCTCCCCGACGCCGAGAAAGACCTGAGCGACATTGAAGAGAAGTACAACGAGCTTGCCGGGGACAACCCCTCCATGGACGACGACCCGCGTCGGACGATCCTCGAGATGCACGTCGATGTGGACCTGCCGGAGCCGCTGAATGACCCGGACGGGGTGGCCCGTCCCTATGTCGTGACTATCGACAAGACCTCTAAGACAGTGCTTGCCATTCGGCGTAACTGGAAAGAAGACGACGCCAAGAAGCGCAAGCTGATGCACTTCACTCATTACCCCTACCTGCCGGGCATGGGGTTCTACGGAACAGGCCTGATCCACCTGATTGGTGGCCTCGCGAAGTCCGCTACGTCGATCCTGAGACAGCTGATCGACGCTGGTACGCTCTCTAACCTCCCCGCCGGGCTGAAAGCCAAGACGCTCCGTATCAAGGGTGACAACACCCCGCTGATGCCGGGCGAGTGGCGGGATGCCGACGTCGCCGGTGGCACGTTGCGTGAGAGCCTGTTCCCGATGCCATACAAGGAGCCCTCGGGTGTCTTGTACCAACTGCTAGGGAATGTCGTCGAGGAGGGCCGTCGCATTGGCTCCGTAGCGGACATCCAAGTTGGTGATATGAACGCGCAGGCACCGGTCGGCACCACGCTGGCTCTGCTTGAGCGCTCGCTCAAGGTCATGTCGGGTGTTCAGGCGCGTCTACACGCCGCGATGAAGCAGGAGCTCCGCATCCTCGCTCGCATCATCCACGACTATATGCCGGAGCAGTATTCCTACGACCCGGATGGTGAGTTCAACCGCATCGAGGACTTCGACGGGCGGGTGGACGTGATCCCGGTCTCCGACCCGAACGCGGCGACAATGGCGCAGCGCATCATGCAGTATCAGGCAGCTCTCCAGCTGGCACAGCAGGCACCTCAGCTATACGACATGGGCAAGCTCCACCAGCAGATGCTGAACGTGCTGGGTATTCAGGACGCGAGTGACATCATCAAGCTGCCGGAAGACATCAAACCCATGGACCCGGTGGCCGAGAACATGGCGATCCTCAAGCAGGAGCCGGTCAGGGCGTTCCTGTATCAGGACCACGACGCACACATTGCTGCCCATATGGCTGCGATGCAGGACCCGATGATCGCTCAGATGGTCGGCCAGTCGCCCTTCGCTGGGGCAATTCAGGCGGCAGCCATGTCCCACATCACCGAGCACCTCGCGTTCAAGTATCGCAAAGAGATCGAGATGCAGCTGGGTGTACCGCTGCCGCCTGAGGGCGAGCCGCTCCCGGAAGATGTCGAGGTCCAGCTGTCCCGTCTGGTGGCGCAAGCCGCTGGCAAACTGCTTGGCAAGAACATGGCTGAGGCTCAGGCCCAGCAGGCCCAGCAGCAGGCGCAAGACCCGCTGACTATCATCCAGATGAAAGAAATCGAGCTCAAAGAGAAGGAGCTCAACCACAAGATCGACATCGACAACAAGAAGCTGCAGGTCAGCGCTGCGGTGCAGGCGGGCAACCTCGTCGTCCAGCAGGAACGCGTCGAGAGCGAGAACGACCGCGCTGCGGCAAATACCATGGCCAAGCTGGCTACGGACGCCGTCCGCGAGAACGTCAAAGCTCAGCTGGAAGGTACGCGCTTGGCGATAGACGCCGCTCGTGAACTCCGGGATCGCAGCGCGCCGCAGCCGGGTGGGCCTAAGTGATGGAGACGACGGTCTTTACCCTGCTGCTGCGGGCCTCGACTGAACAGAAACAGGCGCTGATGGAGCACTTGGCAAACGGCGGTGCGAAGTCTTACGAAGACTACTGCCGTATCACCGGCGAGTACGCAGCGTACCAGCGGATGGAAGACGCCATCAAAGAGCTAGAGAAAAGATTTATTGCGGAGTAGTGGGCTGCGCTGTAGTTATTTTGTTTACGTGGATAACCCACGCAAAGGCGCTGTGAGCCTAAATCACTGCAGGAGACAACATGTACACGGCTAACAAAGTCGAGGACGAAGAGCTAAAGGCGAAGCTGCCAGAGCCATCAGGATACAGGCTCTTGATCGCCATCCCCGAAGTCAGCGAGAAAACCGAAGGCGGGGTCTACATGCCGGACCAGCTGAAAAAGGCTGAGGAAACGGCAACGATCATCGGATTTGTCGTCAAGGTTGGCCCCGAGGCCTACGCAGACGAGAGCAAGTTTCCCAACGGCCCGTGGTGCCGTGAGGGCGACTTCGTGATCTTCCGATCCTATTCCGGCACGCGCTTCAAAGTGCAGGGGCAGGAGTTCCGTCTGATCAATGATGACACCGTCGAGGCGGTTGTCGAAGACCCACGGGGGTATAGCCGGGCATGAGCGACCAGAACGAAGACATTGAGATCGACATCGAGGGCGAAGACGATCTGGAGATCGAGGTCCAAGACGATACGCCCGAGAAGGACAGAGGCAAGCCGAAAGCGACGGAAGTCGAGCCTGAGCCGAAAGCAGCAGCCGGTGCGGATGACGACGACCTTGAGGGTTACTCCGAAAGCGTCAAGAAGCGCATCAACAAGCTGAAGTTCGACTATCACGCTGAGCGTCGGGCCAAGGAAGAGGCTGCACGTCTCCGTGAGGAGGCGATCAACTACGCCGAGAAAATCAGGAAAGAGAACGAAGAGCTCCGCAAGGCATACGCCGAGGGTGAATCCGTTCTCGTCAACCAGACCAAGGCACGGGTTGAGAGTGAACTGACTCGGGCGAAAGCCGAGTACAAGTCCGCCTACGAGGCCGGTGACGCCGACGCCGTGCTTGCCGCTCAGGAGAAGCTGATCAAGCTTCAGAATGAGCACGACCGGGTGGCTAACTATAGGCCTCGCGGTGCACAGGACGTTGCTCCGGCTCCCGCTAAGGCAGCGGCTCCACAGGCAGCCCCTAAGATTCCGAAACCGGATGAAAAGGCTGTCAAATGGGCCGAGCAGAATGAGTGGTTCATGAAGGACAAAGCCATGACAGGATACGTCATGGGGGTCCACGAAGACCTCGTTGGTCAGGGAATTGATCCGACGAGCGATTTGTACTACTCTAAGATAGACGCTGCGGTTCGCCGCACGTTCCCTGATAAGTTTGAAGACGGGTCCATCGAGGAAAAAGCACCCCGTCGTCAGGCTGGCCCCGTGGTGGCCCCGGCTGTTCGCAGTTCGAAAGCACCACGCAAGATTGTGCTTACCTCGACCGAGGTCGCTCTCGCCAAGCGCCTTGGTGTACCGCTCAAGGTATTCGCGGCGCAAAAGCTCAAGGACTCTCAGAATGGCTGACCGGACCCCACGTACCCTCGAAACTCGTGAAAACACGAGTCCGCGCAAAAAGACGTGGAAGCGACAGTCCATGCTGCCTACCCCCGAACCGCAGGACGGCTTTAAGTTCCGCTGGATTCGCACCTCGACTCTGGGTAACGCAGACATGACGAACGTGTCGTCTCGGTTCCG